TCTTCCACGAAGCTATCCAGCAAGTTTTGACCAGCCTTGTTGCCACTTGGGTCAATGACTTTGAGAGTGCTATTCTTTCCGCTACGCTCCACAATCAGGCCATTTGACAGCGTGATTTTTAAGCTAGGCGGGATTGTACTGCCTTCACGTTGGGCTTGGCTAGGTTTGTACTTGTTACCACCCAACGCCCAAGCAATCGCGTCCAGTACGCTTGTTTTCCCCTGGTTGTTATTTCCACCGACTATGGTCAAACCAGTTGCAGACAGCTCTAGTTTGACCGCCTTCACGCGCTTGACGTTTTCGATTTCTAGTTTATTGATCGTTACCATTTTAAACTCCTTCTTCTACACCTTTCGCAAGTCCTTCCGGCGGTTCTACATCATAAGTAAATTGCTTATCTGAGTTTCTCAGGTTCATGCGTGCAATATTGCTCGCCATCAGCTGACGCTCTTTTTGTTTCATTTCAGCGTGGTCATCCAGTGTATTTACTAGCGACCATAGTCCAATTCCTATGATTGTTATCAGGTAAATGTATTCCATCATTTTGTTTTCTCCTTCTCCTTGTAGATTGCTACGATTTTCTTCAAGTCTGCGATTTCTTGATTCGCTTCTTGAAGTTTTTCTTGTGTTTCAATTAGTGATTGATTGAGATCCAGAGCGACTTCTTTCCAGTCGAGATTGATTTCTTTGACCTCTTTCAAGTCAGTGTCAGCTTCTTCGACCTCTTCTGAAAAGTAATTCATAATTTTTGCTAGTAGGTTCATCCGACTGACCTCATTTTCTTGCTTTTTTTCATTTCTTTCTCCCATACCTGAGTCCCACGATATTGCAGATATTCGTCAAAGCCTTTGATTGTGACGAGCTGGCCATCATTCCTAAGATGCTTCTGTTGGCTAGGCAACTTCTTCATCTCACGTCTCATGTCTCCTGCTTGCCGTTTTGAGCATCCGAAGATGTGTTCTAATTCTTCGTCATTAGCCGAAACCTTTTCGATGATCACATCTTTAATTCTTACAATTTCAACTGCTTCCATTTTTGCTCCTTTCTGTGATATAATTTAGATGAATATTTTGTTAAGCGCCTGACTTTTGTTAGGTGCTTTTTGTATTAGCGAATTTTAAAATCTTCAATAACCCGAGCAATGAACTGATTTGCTTGTGGATTTTTCAGCTTACCATTCAGGATATTCGTTACATCCTGACGAGTCATGCTATACTGTACCGCTAGCGTCGCCATCGTCAAATTATGCTCTTTCAGATAATCTCTGATTTTTTGACGTCCACCATCCATATTTGGCATAAGCGCCCCTCCTTTCTTTTCTCTTCCCTTCTCGCTTTCTGCTTCAATTGTGAAAATCGAAGCGACATAATTTTTACACACGGTTATTCAAGGCGCGCTTCGTGATTTCGTCTTGGATAGCTTTTGTCATCGCTAAGCCATGCTCTGAAAAACTAGTATTTTTCGAAACTAGCAAAATTGCTTGCGAATATGTCTCAGATTGTTGAATGGCTTCATCAGCGACCTTCTCAACAAAACTTTGAATATCGTTTTTTAGATTCTCTAAAGATATTAGAGGAGTTTCATTTTTTGACATTCGTCTCCCTCCTTTCTTCAAAAAGTAAGAAAATGAGTTAGTAAATTATTTGTAAAACGCTTGACAAATTTAATGTATAGTAT